CAATCATCATTTTGATTGGGAATCGACTCCCATAAAAGTCGGTATGCCTTTGAATGGGCATTGGATGTCCGATCTCTTTGCGAAGCATGGCCGTTTCGACATTCATGTTGAAGGCGACTTCACGGCCTTTGACTCCACTGTCGACGGCCCTATTATCGAGATCATCAAGGCAGTCCGGAAGCGTGGGTACGACTATCATAAAGACAGGTCTGCCATTTGTGATCTGATAGATATTTCATACGATCAAGTCCTTTCACAACAGTTAGGTCATACATCGACAGGTAATATTTTCCGTAAGGGGACCGGCGAGACCACTGGCCACTCATCCACATCGATGGATAATAGCATGGCCTTGACAATTTTGTACTTGGCTGCATGGAAGGAACTCACTGGGAAGAATGCCCGTGAATTCCTTTTCTTTAATGAGTTGTCCTGTTATGGGGACGACCACCTTTTGTCAATTGCCAATTCCAGGCCTCGCGCCTGGAATCCTCGTAACATCAAGAGGGTTATGTCCCGATGGGGTGTGACTAATAATTTAGAAGTTAAACCTTTGGCTGAATGTGAATTCCTTTCCAAGAGGTGTGCCCGTGTTTCAAACACACTAGCGGCTGAAATGCGAGTGCACGGTGTTGCCCTCCGAACCTACGCCGTCTGGCATAATAAGGCTAAGTTAGTTGGCAAGTTGGTGGCTCCTGTCAAGAATGCAAACCCCAACTACCAGGTCAAGAGGTTGCTGTCTTATATAACTCTGACTGCACATCACAAAGATGTTTATGATGGAATTTGCACTGCCCTCGAGTCATCTTGGCTTAAGAAGGCCCTAGTGGCATCAAAGCTCAAGGTGCCTTCTTATACTCAAGTGCTGAGGATGTGGTACAATCCTTCAGCTCAGCCTTTTCACCCAGACCCTGACCCTGATTCCCTTTTGGTTAACGATGGGTCATTAGTTCAATATGGGGTACCCACACTTGGTGATTATGTTTTAGCTGCTCTGTCTCAAGTGCCAGACCTGCTCAATCCAGTTGTTTTCAATATGGGTTTTAGCCGTGCTTTTCAGTCTCAGTTGGCCCCTCTTTTGGTTTGGGTGGTTGACTTTATAGCTTCAACCAATGGCACTCCCACAAGTGGCATGTTAAACTGGGCCTTGAGGGGGTCTGTCTATTCTTGGCTGGACACTGATGTCTGCGTGCCTGGAACTTCCAGGTCAAATTGGTCATCTCTCCTGGTGAGACACTGGCTTTTTACCAGCTATTGCAAATGGGGTCCGAAATTCGGAACTTTCAGAATGGGCGAATTTCTAGTTCGCCGCATTTCGAATTTGCAATTCTTAATAAATGGATATGTGCACCGGGACTTTCCACGAGTGGACCCTGCCCTCGACAAAGTCCTTGTGGCCGCACTGCTTGGACTTATTGTGCACGTTCCTGATTGGTTTCTTTTAGTTAAGGGTGTCCATCTGCCCGAATTCTCAGTCATTTTTGATTATGCCTGGAATTGGGTCATGTCAACCATTTGGATGGCAGTGCCTTCTAACTACAACGAACTTGACCCTTTGTTTGCAGTTGATTTTAAGGCCCG